AAGGGTCAGGAAATATACCTATGGAAGGAGTTTAGTCCAACAATACCTGTTAGCGTAGAATACAACATAAATTTCTGATGAAAGCTCCGTTTTTTTTCCTCATAAAACCCATAGGTGACGAATACACAAACGAGATAGAGATAGCGGGACAAAAAGTAATCGTCAACAGTACTGTAGAAAACCACAAACACGTCAATCGTTTTGCCGAGGTTATCCAAACGCCAATACACTATGAAGGCGATATAAAATCAGGTGACACTATCATAGTGCATCATAATGTCTTTCGGATATACTACGATGTAAAAGGCAGGGCAAAAAAGTCTCCAAACTACTTTAAAGACAACATATACTTTGTAGACCCTTATCAGTTCTATATGTACCATAATGGTACACAATGGAATAGTGTTGGTGACTGGTGCTTTGTCAAACCTGTTGATAAAGAAAATATGTATCTTTATGAAGAAGGATTGGAAGAGAACACAGGCATAATGAAATACAGCAATCCAAAACTTGAACGGATGGGTGTTAAAGATGGCGATAAAGTGAAGTTTTCCAAGGACAGTGAGTATGAGTTCTCTGTTGACAACGAAGTGCTCTACCGAATGAATACTAAAGATGTAGTCGCCATACTATGACGCACAAGGAGTTTAAAGAACGAATTATAAAGGCTGGACACAAAGCTGTGGAAGAGCTTATCAAGGTTGCAGAGGAAGATATTATCAAGCCCGACCCTGAAGACGAACTTGCTGCGGACAGACTTAAAAACGCTGCGGCTACTAAGAAGCTGGCGATTTTTGACGCTTTCGAGATTTTAAATCGCGTGGAGAACGAGAAAAACCTTTTGGAAAACCCAGAGGAAGAAAGTAAAACCATGACAGGAGGATTTGCAGAACGACGCTCTAAATAATCTATATCGAAAGGTAAATAATTATATACCTCAGAAACGCCTTTTTACAAACAACAAAGCGCGTTCGTGGTCTTACGGCTACGATAAAGATAGTGACGTCATAGTAATATCCAAAGACGGAACAGTTGGAGATGTATACGAAATTAACGGATTATACATAGCTCTACCAGCGGTTCCCAAAACGGTAACCAAGCGCTCAAAGAAAAAATTAGAGCAGTATTGGGAACAACACGATTACCCAAAAGCACTCAAAAGTATACCTACAATATTTTCTTGGAACGAAATGCCCAAGGATTTCAAAGAGACTTGGATACCCTTTATCGAAACAGAGTTTGAGCGTAGAGATGGTGGCTATTGGTTCTACAACAATGGTGAACCTACATATATTACAGGTAGTCACTATATGTACCTACAATGGACAAAGATTGATGTAGGTAGTCCTGACTTCAGAGAAAGTAATCGTTTGTTTTACATCTTTTGGGAAGCGTGTAAAGCAGACCAAAGATGTTTTGGAATGTGCTACCTCAAAAACCGTCGTAGTGGATTCTCTTTTATGTCATCTGCTGAAACAGTAAATCAAGCAACCATCACAAGTGATGCAAGATTTGGCATACTATCTAAGTCAGGTTCTGATGCTAAAAAGATGTTTACCGATAAGGTTGTTCCTATATCAGTCAACTATCCTTTTTTCTTCAAACCTATACAGGACGGTATGGATAGACCGAAATCTGAGTTGGCATATCGTGTTCCAGCGGCAAAACTTACCCGAAAAGGTATTGGAAAGCAAGATGCTCTTGCTGACTTACAAGGTCTTGATACAACCATTGACTGGAAAAACACAGGTGACAACAGCTACGATGGTGAAAAACTACGTTTACTTGTACACGATGAAAGTGGTAAGTGGGAAAAGCCTGACAACATTCTAAACAACTGGCGTGTAACCAAGACTTGTTTGAGATTGGGTAGCAGGGTCATTGGTAAGTGTATGATGGGTTCTACATCAAATGCTTTGGACAAAGGTGGTGGTAACTTTAAAAAGCTGTTTTACGATAGCAATCCTGCTGAAAGAAACGCGAACGGACAAACAAAGAGCGGATTGTATTCTCTATTCATTCCAATGGAGTGGAATATGGAAGGATTTATAGATAGATACGGTCATCCTGTTTTAGAAGACCCTAAAGAAGAGGTGGCTGGTATTGACGGGGAGTTTATCTATCAAAGTGTGATAACGTATTGGGACAATGAGGTAGACAACAGAGGTGCGGTCACTCGTGGTGATTTAGTATGGCGAAACGGAATAAGAGGCGGTGAAGTTATATGGCATCCAAACAATAAAGGACGTTTCTTTACGAGCTGGATTCCTAATCCTGAGCAACAGAACAATGTTGTGCGAAAAGGGAATTTGTATTATCCTGGAAATCAACACCTTGGCTCATTCGGGTGTGATAGCTATGACATATCAGGGGTAGTTAACGGAGGCGGTTCTAAGGGTGCGCTACATGGAATGACTAAATTTCATATGGAAGACGCCCCAACAAATCAATTCTTTTTAGAATACATTTCCCGTCCAGCTACAGCCGAAATGTTCTACGAAGACGTGCTCATGGCCATACACTTTTACGCAATGCCAGTACTTGTGGAAAATAACAAACCTCGTTTACTGTATTATCTGAAAGAAAGAGGCTACAGACCATTTAGTGTTACACGTCCTGACAAAAGCAAAAGAAACTTATCGAAGGCAGAAAAAGAGCTTGGAGGTATACCCTCAAGTCAAGCAGTCATCGTGGGTAAGCTCTGGCTTTGCATTGATGGCAAACCAAAGCAGGATAAAGGTTGACACAAAAAAAGATACTAAAATATCTCTTAACTTTGCGAAATACAGTAACAAAGGTTTTGTTAGTGAAATTATTAAGTGAGTATGACAATTAAACCACGCTTCCAAGGCGGTAGTGGCTTTCCTAATCAGTTTGCCCCCGACATTGAAAAACAATCAATGGAGTATGGTCTTAAAGTAGGCCGTGCTATTGAGTCAGAATGGTTTTCAAAAGACTACAACAGCTCACTACATGGTGAACTCCGTTCGGAGTTTCAACTTCGTAGATTATATGCAAAAGGCAATCAGCCAATTGACAAGTATAAAAATGAACTCTCTATTAACGGAGACCTCAGCTACTTAAACTTGGATTGGACACCTGTGCCAATTGTTCCAAAGTTTGTTGATATCGTAGTAAACGGTATATCTAATAGACTCTTTGACGTAAAGGCTGAGGCTGTTGACGTTATGTCAAGTCAAGATAGGATGATTTTCCGTGAAGAGCTTGAAGCGGATATGATTGCAAAGCCAATCTTAAAAGTGTTCAAGCAGAATAATGATGTAGACGCATTCAACTTCCAAGAGGATATGGTTCCTGATACACAGGAAGAATTAGACCTCTACATGAAATTGCACTATAAGCAAGGTATTGAGGTAGCGCAGGAAACTGCAATCACCAACATCCTTGAGTATAACGATTACGAAGAAACAAAACGTAGACTTGACGAAGACCAAGCGGTCTTGGGTATGAGTGTTGCGAAGCATCAGTTTGATACTCATGACGGTATCCGAATTGAATATGTCGACCCTGTGGACTTTGTGTATAGTCCAACAGAAGACCCCTCGTTTAGAGATTGTTACTACTTCGGAGAGGTAAAAACAGTTCACGTAAACGAATTGAAAAAGATTAACCCGTCTCTGACTCAGGCAGACCTCGAGGATATAGCAAAACTTGCCAGCAGATACGATGGTTACAGAAGCACGATAAACCAAACCACTACGGGCGGAATGGATAAAGCTCAGGTTAGTCTTTTGTACTTCTGTTATAAAACTGACAAAGAGATTGTCTACAAAGTAAAGGATGCCGCAAATGGTGGTAAAAAGGCTTTACGCAAAGACGACACATTCCAACCACCAAAGACAGACCAGGCTCGTTTCCAAAGAGTATCTCGTCGTATTGATGTTTGGTATGAAGGTGTACTGGTTATGGGTACGCAAAAACTATTGAAGTGGGAATTGATGAAAAATATGGTGCGTCCAGAATCAGCGTTCCAGAAAACAATCCCACCATACATTGTTTCAGCTATGAAGATGAGTAAAGGTAGTATCGACTCTCTTGTAAAGAGAATGATGCCTTTTGCTGACCAAATTCAACTTGTTCACTTAAAACTACAACAAGTAGTAGCCAAGATGATTCCAGACGGTGTGTTTATTGATGCCGATGGATTGAACTCTGTTGACTTAGGAAACGGTGCTTCATACAACCCATCAGAGGCGTTGGCAATGTATTTCCAAACAGGTTCTGTTGTAGGACGTTCATATACGGAAGATGGTGA